AGTATATCGATGTCCATTATACCCGATGGAATAACGCCGCCAGCTAATTGTGCAGGTCCGACTATGTCTATAAGTTTTGTCTGAGACAACGATAAAAGTTCTGTTGCCTTTTTTATTATTATATCTTCTTTTTTGTCTTCGGTCTTTGTCTGCTGTGCAACTATGCCCGATTTTTCGTCAATCGGAGCTTTAACTTCCTTTTTTGTGGAAGTTCCTGCTACCGCTAAGCCAAGATGTTCTAAAAGTGCATCTATATTATCAGATGTAATATCGCCTGATAAAACACCTGTATAGATTTCTTTTAAGACTGTAACGGGAGTAGTTTGTAAATCAATTATTTCTAATGGATTGGTTGATGCACTTAAATGTAAGAATGGTTTACCGTTGTTTTTTTCTAGCGTAAACCAATAAGGTACAGTTACTGTTTGATTGGAAAATTTTATTTTTTTAAGGAATACTTTAATTGTACTCATAATACCGCTTTCTTCTTTAATTACTACTGCTTAAATAAAATGGAGAGACCCGAAGGTCTCTCGCTAAACAACTAAACTATTATGGTATAGAGTGGGTTCTATCTAATTCTGAAACAATAGTAGCTGCGGTAGCCAATGTAGGTGTAAGAAGTTGGTTACCTGTTACTTTTACGTTTTTCATAACGCAAACACCTTTGCCGTCATTAAGAGGGGCAATTGCGTAACGTTCACGAATTTTGATTTTCCTTAAATCTCTTAGTTTGTCTTCGATAGTATCCATTGTAGCCTCTTCGTCAACAATCAAAGCTCCGATATTATTAGTGTCTACTAAATAAATATCGGTAACTCTTGTTCCCGGATTATAAGGAACGAAAGGAGAGACAATTACAGACAAAGGCAAGCCAAGGTAATCTGGAAGTTTTGCGCCTTCTGTGATAGAAGGGTTAAGACTATAATTGGAAGAATAGCTTCCTCCAAGAGCTGAAAGCGGATGCGCTGCTCCTGTTGAAGTAGGTCCAAAACTACCAATTGATCCAGTTCCCCACGGATCGCTATTCATGATTCCGGCAGGCCCATTAAAATAAGCGCCACCAGCACCCTGAAGAGCTAAGTGTCTTAAATATGGATCTGTTGCAAACATAACGAACGTCATTGGGTGAACTATCAAAGCGTTAGCTGCAAAGCCGTTTAACATCATCTGTCCGTAAGCTTCAAATATGTTATCTAAAGCAACAGAACCATTAGCTGCGCCCGAAAGACCTCTACCTGTGGTAGTTCCAAATACGGAATTGGCTGGTGCGCTGTTGTCGTGTGTTACTGTTCCCATTTTTGAAAGCATAGTCCAGATTTTTTGTTCTTTATGAGCAGCCATAGCTCTGCCGGCAGCTCTAAGATTTAAGCCGATAACATCGTATTGGCTATATCTTAACATTTCTTCTGTGACGTTAACTGCTAAACCGCTTTTACCAATTGTAGCGATTCTAACACCAGCTCCAAAGTTTAAGCTTCTTTCCGGATATTCTGATCCCTCGTCGATATCAGCAGCATACATAGCTCCAACTGAAGGGAGACTGATTGTTTGCCCTGCTTTATAATTAATTCTCTGTAAGAGTTTTGCTCCTATGAGAACAGGTTGAATTGCTTCGCGTACAAAGTTTTCAACAGTTACCTGGAAAAAGTAAGGCGCATCTGGGGATGACAAAGCATCCTTCATAGCAATTTGTTTTAACACGGGTTTCTTGCTGTCGGTATTTTCTTGACCTTCAGCAGGTGTCTCCATGGTATAACCATTACTTCTCCACAATAACTCAAACTCTTTTGCGTCATTAAACTTCATTGAGTATATCTCCTAGATTTATTTTTGTCGTTTGATTAGTGTGATTAATGAATTGAGAAATTAATTCTTACTGCTTTAGCAGTGTTTGGATCAATTAAACCAGCTAAGAATAAATTGTCTGGCAAGCCTAATGTAGCTGAACCTGGTGTGGCAGGTGTGCCTAATGTTGAGTTTGGTTCCCAAACCTTTACATATTCTAAAAAGCTTTTTGGCCATTGATCGTCGACAAATAAAATTCTGCCGATGACATCTTTTTGGGCGAAAGTATTACCAACGCTTACGAAGTTTGATTTTGAGTTAAAAGTAACCAATGATTTCTGAAGATCTAATGCACCCTCAAATGTTACCATTCCTGGTAGTGTAGTCTGAGCATTTTGTGCAATTATTGGCAGTTCAATGAAACCAGCAGTCCAAACAGTTGATCCCTGTTGAAGATTGTAGTTTGTAAATGTATAGTCAACGGGATTTCCAGCTGAATATCCAGGTCCGTAGCCTGCGCCGTTTTGTTTCCATATGTCCTGTGGTGCAAGACCAATTGGGGCGCTAACGAATCTTAACAATCCGCCATTAACGGTTCCGCCTGTAAAGAAAGACTTTACAACAGGCTCACCAACTACAGGTATATTTCCGAGTGAATTTTTAATACCTAAGTCGATATCTGTTTGACTGTAACGATTTCCATATATGGTTGTGTCGTTCCATTCTGAGCCATCAAGAGCAGCATCTGTTGCTATTGCAAGTTCGATGTCTTTTGTCAGTCCTGCAGGAACTAAGAAGTTGCCAGAGTCAATTGCAACGACTTTACCGTTAGAAATAACCTTGTAGTCCATATAAACATTGTCATATCTCACGGTAGGCAAATAAGCTGCCGCTACGTAATGCTGAGCGGGTCTTAGCCCTTCAGATATAGAGATATTAGGAGTGCTTACATTGAAGCCTACGTTATAACCTTTAAACATGTTAATGTTTCTCCTTGAAAAATGAAATTAATTAGTTTTTATTTTGCTTCTGTGGGTTTTTTGGAATTTTTATCGATATGCCTTTGCAGGGTTGCGAGCTGGTCCATTCTACGTCTCTCCGCTACATCCTGTCCGAGCGTTGATCTGTAAAATGTATATTCTCGTTCGATTTGTTTTTTTAATTCCTCGATTTGTTTATCGTCAGATCCTTCCATTTTTGTCGAGTCGTGTTTGAGGGTTGGATCTTCGATTATAGTCTGATGTGTAGAAGTCTTACCATCGACCATTCTTAATACTTCCAGTGAAGTTTTCACCTCACTTAAAGATTTGTCTTTGAAAAATTCTCTTTTTTGTTCAGCGGAATTGTCTGGGTCTATTTTGTTGTCCGTGAATCGTAGAATTTCATCAACATAGGAATCTTTTAATTCGCGAGTTAAACTATTGATTACGGAGTTTGAAGAAACAAGTGCATCTTTAACAACATTAAACTCTTTCTTAAGGGTTTCTTTTTCTGCTGCAACTTCCTGTGTCTTTGAATCGCGTTCAGCTAACTCATTAATTATTTCGTCTTTACTGTCTTTGGCTGTTTCCAGTACTTTGTTAATTATATGCAGAGCATCCATTTTGTCCTGCGAGTAAAGAGAAAGCAAGAGTTCAAGAATTTGTTTTTCTTTTTCTGTGCTTTGACTGTCAGGGTCAGGAATTCCCCAGTTGCCTGCTTCAAACTTAAACTCATAAGTGAGATAGTCTGTTGTCTCAGCAGCAAGGGTATTGGATGTTTCGCCGTTACTGTCAGTTTTTACTTCGATTACCGGCTCAGTTGTTTCTGCAGTTTTGTTGGCAAGTGCAATTTCTCTTGTGTCCATATATTCAAGCATCTGAGTTTTTTCCTCAGAATCTTCATATTTTTCAAAGAGTGATTTGCAGGCATTTATGTGATCCTGGTCTAAAACCGGGAACTGCCTGTTTCCAACAAAATCTTCATCTTTCAACTGTTTAAGCTCTTCTGATTTTAGAACCTTATCCTCTGGAAGCAATGCTGTTAATTCAGCATATACACCATCGGTATCAAGAGCTAAAAGTTCTTTGATTTTCATTTTGTCTCCTAAGTTATTCTCAAGCGCTGAATCTGAAAAAATTGGGACGATATCTTTGCCCACCGAATCGTATAAATAAAAAGAAGGTACGGTGGCAATTATTCTTGACGGATCGTCTTGCAAATAAGAGTCTTTCTTAAATGCGTCTTTAATTAAGTCAGCTTTTTTAGTTTTTGATCGTATTGATTTAAGACTGTCTTTTAGTGTAGCCATTGGAATGAGAACTTTTTTAACTTCTTCATTCTGCGCAAATTCATCTGCCGGAATATTCACATAGGAAACTTCGCCGTAGGTTAAATCGCCGAAAATGAAAAACATTCTCTTATCTTTGTACATCTGTCCTTTTTCGTGTTCGCAGGGGCCGTCTTTTAGCCAATCCTGCTTACAAATAGAACAGTGGAGGGAGTTAGTGTCGTAGCCAACGCTTACCGTTAAGTATCTGCCATCTAAAACCTTTACAATTGCTTCTGGATCGGTAATGTTTCCCAGTAAACTCAGATATCCTAATCCTTCAAAAGATCTGTCGCTGATGAATCTGCTGATTTTATCGACCCATGCAAGACTCTTTGGAGTGTGATCTCTGTTTGTCTGGCTGTCCTCAAATATGCTTGCAGGGATAAGCGGATGCGGAGTGGCAATATATGTGGCTTTTTGAATCCTGCCTATTGGGTCTCCGTCTTCATCATGGTTAATCAGTATTGGCTTTTTAAATGGTTCAGTAAATGTATCGGCGCCACTTCTTACTTTTGCCGGAGCATATAAATGAAAATGCCCGGTAAGTCTTGCAGCATGGGTAGCTCTCAGTTTTACCTGAAGTCCCTGTATTTCATCGGCACCATCTTCTTTTTGGCGGTCAATGTCTTTAATGACCCTATCGATATATTTGTTCTTTATTTCTTTAGGAACCTGAATAGGTACTATTGAAACAAAGTCCTGAAAGTTGGTATAGTTCATTTTATTTTTCTGTAAAAAGGTCAAGGGTTTGATTATAAAGTGTGTTCTTTAAGTCTATTGGATCTGAAGTATTCAGGTCGAGTGCCTTATAAGTTTCTTCAACTAAGTTGTCTAAGGTGTTTTTTATTGTATAGCAAAAGTGAGCGTCGTGGATTGTTTTGTCAATAGATAAAATCCAATTTGATAGCTTTAACTTAGTTAAATCAGAATCAGAAGTGGCGAAATCGCCCAAAACTACACTTAGTCTAACAATATCTTCGCTTCTTAGCGAAGAAGTACGTTTGGATGGTCCTGATTTTGTGCCGTGTTGATTTGAGGGTTGCTGTTGGCTTTTTACTTGCGAAGATGCGCCGCTGGTAGGCTTTGTTTGTCCAGCTTGTGTGGTATTTTTTGCTTCTGCCTCAAGCTTTGGCGTTTCATAAACTGTAAGGAACATCTTGCTCCTTTGATTTTCAGATGATATCACAGGCATATTACCTTTGATACGGGCTTCATCTTCTGTCATGTAGTTCATGCTGTACATCATAGCATAGTGGTTTTGCATTTTAATCATTGATTCAATGTCTATTTCGTTAAAGTCGAAACCAACGACATGCTGTTTTCTAAGCACGCTAGCGCTATATCGCTCAAGAAGTAATTGATTGATAAACTTAAACTCTATGTGCTGTTTGAATCCTCTTTGATAAAACTTAACATCATCTATAAGCTGTTTAGTCGCTGAGTCTGCCGTAGATCTGTTAGAGGTGTCTGTCTCGCCCATATCGATAGGAGAAACGCCGCAAGCCGTAAAAACTCTCTGTTTAAAATGTTTTAAGTACTCTTCAACAGGCAGGGTTTTATCAAGGCGGTGAATATCCATCTTGACTCTATGGGAAAGAACGAGTCCTCCGTTAACTTCAAGGCTGTTTATTTTAGTCGACCATGTGTCAACTTCTGTTGAGCCATCGGGATTCTCCATTACAGGCCACTGCTCTGTACCAACGGTAAGTGTAAATAGAGGAAACAGATATTGTTCTACTAACATCTCGACAAACTCTTCCATTTGTCTAAGAGAGCGAACCTCATCTATTGCAGGCAAAAGTGCAGGGGCGGCAAGATTAAATCCGGCGCGTCTGTTTACATAGAAATGCAGCACATTGTCTGCGCTGAAGGTATTATATCTGCCGTCAGGCATTATTTGCATATAGCTGGTTGGATTACCGTATTTATCTGTTTTAATTCTCATGGTTTCCGGCGCAGCTCTGAATACCGCAATAATGGGGTCTATTTCTTTTTCGCCCGATCTTGTTTTTACCGTACGTGTGATGCCACTTGTATTTTTTGTATCGCGCACCATTATCCAGAAGGCATTGTTAAAGCGAACAAGATCCATAAATGTTTCATCGAATATCTGATCTATTGGTTTACCGCTTGACAGCGCTATTTGTAGAAATCTCTCTTCGATATATTCCATTGTGTCCGTATTCAGTCCATTAAGAGACCATCCTTCTTTAAAGCCTAAGGATCCCTTCTTTTTTATTGCCTGGCGGATAATTCCATCGCCGTCTTCAGCTGCCGATACCTCAGATAGGTTATATTCCGGAAGTTCAAACTGTCCCTTTGTCAGGTAATTGCTTCTATAGTTCATTACCTTGGAACGTTTATAGGGAACTGTTTGCACCGGAATTTCTGTTTTCTTTCCTGACTTAGTAGAAGAGGGGAGAGCTATTATGCCTATAATATCTTTATATGATAATGAAACCGGTCTTACTTGATAGTCGATCATTGTTAGCCTATAATTTTGTTTATCCAATTTTGGATTTGTTCATCAGACTGTCCTTGCAGATTGTTTAATGCGAGACAACTTGCGAAATCAACTCTGCCGACAACAAAGAAATTCTGTACGTCTGTGGTGTCGTTGGATTTTATAATATTGTTAATTGTTGAAATGTTGTTTTTGAATTGTATTTTTTGAGTTCTATAGTTAGAAATTAAATCATCGCTTAAAGCAAGAGGATCGGAACCATCTTGCACCGAAGTATCATATGTCAAACCGTCGATGATTTTTTTTATTTCACTGTCGTCAAGAACCGAAACAATATCCTCTCCATCGTAGAAATCGGGCGGAATCGAGATATCCACTATAAGATCGCCATCGTAGCCTGGAACACCAATCGGTGGACCTGGGTCTCCGATTGGGCGCGTTGGATCAATTGGATCCCTTGGATTTGTCCTATCTTTTCCACGTGTTCCTCTTGGATCGCCTATCGGGGAAGGGTCATCGTTTACGTCAATAATATTTATCCATGGTTTGCCGTTAGTAATTGAATGAGAACATATGCGTTGGTACGCCTCTCTTTTCTCTTCTTCGGTCATCCCGCTTTTAAGTGCCTTGCCAACTGTTTTTGACAGATCAATAATTTCGTAAACCATACCGGCGAATCTCATGTATCTATCGAGGTCTATATATAAATCGAGCGCTTCGTTTTCGTCGAAAAGTTTTAATTCCCAGTTTTTTGTTTTTTCATTTATAAAGGTTAAAATCTTTGCTTCGATATCTTGTTTTTCTCTTTGAATGTCTGACATTAATTTTCTTATGTCGCGTACAGGAGACTGTATAGAGAGCGGTTGTGCAAGACTGCTGTATCCCAGTTCAGCAGAGACCTCATTTATTGCCGGAAGAGTTTTATCCATTTCATACTGTATACTGTCCAGAACGCAATCAATAGGAGAAAGAACGGAGCTGATTGCCCGCATTAATAATGATAACACTGCGTCAAGAACAGGTTGAATGATTAGCGAAACAAGGTCGTTAATTGCTGCGCCGGCAGATAAATTAAATTTGCCGACCAGAGCATTTTTCACTTTTGCAATCATCATTTTTACAAGAGCGAGCAACGCAACCAGATCAGGCAGACACATACTATTTGCCAGGATATTTATCATTGAGCAAAGACTGCTGCCAACCCCAGTATTTGTCAATGCCAGCTTCATTTGCGCAAGTTGCTGTAATTGAGAGAGAAACTGTTTCCAAAGGTTGTTAATGAAATAATCCCACAGTTTTATTTTAGGCATTTGCCCAAGTACCATAAGAGATCTTTCTGCGCACGGAAAACATTCATCAAGCAAATCTTTAATTTTGTCTTCATTTTCCAGAGAAGCATTGCCTTGTCGCAGCACGCTTCTTCCGTCAGTAGTTTCTGAAAGTTTTTGCACCGATGCTTTGCCGGACAGCGCAGTATGCTGATTATAGATAAGTATATCGACCATCAGCAAATCATCAAAATTATTATTTGTCAGATACTTTAGGTATTCTTTTTTAATCGCTGTTATTGCTGCCGATTCGGGTTGTGATATAACAGAGGACGTGTTCTTAATGTCTGGAAGCTGAGGGTTGTCAACATTGACCAGCTGGACTGTATGTGATGACGCAATAATCTGCTCGTGTTTAAGAAGATTGACGTACGCCGCGAAATCAATTTCTTTTATCTGTTTTCCGTATAAAACAGAAAGCGCATTGGCAAAAGACATATCGCTCTTGGCTATGTCGGTTACCTGCAGCTTTACATCACGTAATTCGGCGCGTTTAATAAGTATGTCAATAAGTTTATCATATTCGATTGACATGCTATCAAAACCGTATGCCAGGCGGTTCATTTGCTGTACATAGGAAGTGTAATTCTGGTCTGGCTCAGCGGTGTAACTATTCGGGTCTGCGTGAAAGTCTACACGCTCAACAAATGGTTCCTGTCGTTCTACTGTATGAGTAGAAAATAATTTTGAAGCAGATTGTTTACTTATCGTCATAATGGTAGATATGGTTTAGATCCGGTGGCTGCATATTTTATATAGGACTGTGCTACAAATTTGGATAGGGCCTTTGCGAATAATTGTATATAGTCAAAACGGTAGAAACTTTTCTTGTTCTGAAAATATGCGTTGATTTTTCCGCCGTCTGAAAAAGGCATATTGGCTCCTGCAATTGCCGGACCCACAGGAAGTGGAGACGTAAAATAAAGCGATGCCGGAAATCCTGGTCCGGCGGGAGGAGTCAACAACAAATTTGCCGCTGCTTTAACAGCAGTCCATGGGGTCACCCAGTTCTCAGTAAGTTCTATTGTAATAGCCGCTATAATATCGGCAATAAACACAGACAGCACGGACGTTGTTCTTATATGTGCAGACGATGCAAAAGCTGCCTGCAGATTAACAGGAAAACCAGTTAGCGACAATTCTTGTTTACGAATTGCGCTGTCCACCACACCGTCAATTATATCTGCAATGTCTTTCATTGGGGCGGATGAATTGTCTGTCAGGTTGTATTCTAGTCCGCTGCTTTTAAGTTCAGCGTCATAAAATTGGATAAAGTTCATTATTTACTAAAGGTATTGGGTTCGTTGATATTATCGTCTTCAACATCGAATGGATGGAGGTATTGTCCATCTGCAATCTGGTTCTCTATTTTAAATTCATCGGCGGTATTTTTTGTTTGCCCGGCAGATGACTTTACGTCTCTTTGTTGCAGAGACGGAGTTGCATCTATTGCTCTGATTATAATTGATTCTCCGAATTTAAATTCATCATCTTCGGGTTTTGAGTTCCACATTTCCAATTTCGGAAGTGTAAAGCCACTAACGGGTTGGGCAGGAGCTATTGTAGGAGGACTTGTCGGAGACCCCATATTGCCCAGGTGGGTATGAGAGTCAAGATCCTGTTTTTGTTGAGACAATTGTTTATTTAAATCTTCAATTTTTTCCTGAAACTGTTGCATAATAGTTTCCGCCCAATTTTCAAGATCGGAGCGATGAACAAACTCTGAAGCAACCAACGGATACAGCAGTAAATACAAATGTTTTATCTGGTCACCCGTAACCTGAATAGGCTCTCTGTTAAAAGAACTAATCTTCTCGTAATCGGACGCTATGCTTGCGTTCCACATTCCTATTTGTATCGTATTGGCATTCGGTTCGGTCATAATTTATTTGCAATATGTTTATGAAACGACGGTGATTTAAAATCGGTAAAAACCAAAACGTCCGACAGGCGCATATTGGTTGTTTCAGTGGTCAAAGAACCTATCGTCAAATGATCACCTGCCTCAAAGATATTTGTGCCGCCATTCATTGTTAATGGGCTGCCATCGAGCGTCAAGATTAATCCTCCAAGACTGTTCATTGAAACGCCTATAATATGCTCGCCATAAACATCTGACAGTATTTGATCGGAAACGATTGAACCGAGCGTTGATGTTATTTCAATATTTCTTAGCATATTTAAGCGTATTGTTGTTCCTGTAATTGTCTTTATACTGCAAATGGTGTTCACGTTTGCGAGAGGAAAGAAGATTCCCTTGATAAAGATCGAAAATTCAGCAAGTCCACTTTGTATTTGCGAAGTAACTGAATCTCCTGCGTTTTCAAAATAACCGCATCCATCTCCCTTAATAACATGCTCTCCTGTAATACCATCTGAGCATATCGCAGGATTATCCATGCTGTCAGTTATAGCATAAGAACCATTAACAATATTAGAATTAACATAATTCAATGAGTTGGTAAACTCAAAATGACGAATTAAATTCTGGTTTATAATATTGGAGTGGCTATACGAGATATCAAGCTGAATGTCGGTAATATCGATTGTGGTATATTCCGCCGATAGCGTCTTTGCAGCAGCAAAAAGAGTTATTGCTTCGCCCGGGAGCAGATATGGGTAACCGCCAAGAAAAAAAAGAGTTGAACCTGATAAGATGCCGGGCTGAAAATCTGACGGACCTGAAATTATCCCTGTTTTGACGATAGAATAATATATGTCATAGTCCACAGCCAAGCCACTCCTATAAACCTTAATATCATTGACCACTTCATCGGACGTATTTGCTATGACAAAACAGGAAAAACCGTCTCCATTTTTGTCTTGTATTATTGGGTAGATGTTTTTGTTGATTGGTATCGCTTTATTGTTCATATTGTCGTAGTACGACACTGTTAGGTGTTCCATCAAAATGTCCTTCGTGTTTTAATCTTGCTTGAGCTATTTTTAAAGATGCCCCTGCGAGTAGTGTGTGTTGACTTTGCTCTCAATTGTTGCAATATTGCTGTTGATCCATTGTTGAATGGTATAGCGGAAGATGTTAGAATTGGCTTTTCTGTAAATGCCATTGTTTTTCCGCCCTGCAATGCTACCAACTCACGTTCTTTTTCTTTAGCTCGTTCGTATTGTTTGTTGGCTACTTTTGCTTCTAAAATCTGTCGATCTAACTCTGGTATACCCGTTGTTGAGATTTCATCTCTGTTTGGCTTGAGTGGATTATTGTTTATTGGCGAAATGCTATCTTTTAGCACAGGCCTCCCAAGAGAGGAGAGTTCCATCGTAAAACCAAATAACGCCAGTAGCATTGCGTCGAGTTCGTGATCGCCAACTTTAGAATCTTTACCATACACAGGAGTTCCTGACGGTGTGATCCTGTCTATGATATATCCCTCAAGTTGTTTCTTTAGATTGTGGGCATCTTGTGGAATCTCTATCATTTGATCTTCAAATATTCTAACAGCGTTATTAACCATGAACGGCTTTGTCTCTTTCCGGATTTTCTTTTTCATCCATGGGTCAAATACTTCTATGACAGATTTGAACTTAATCCCTTTGACTTGTGTAAGTTTCCTGTCGGGGGTTCCTGGTTGTGCTTTTAGTCCCATCTCGTGCAAGTTCTCGACTTGTGTTCCACCGTAGCCTTGATCTACATAAATAAATGCCGGATTCCATTTTCTGTTAAGATCTTTTATTTTATGAACGGCGGCAGTCTGTGTCCATTGTTCAATGTGTATTGAAGCTGAATCAACAATCCTGAATTTATTTATAGAGCGATTAAATTCTACAACTTTTATCTGTGTTCCATTTTCAGGATCGTTCCAGTCGACCCCCATGCCATAAACGTTTTGTTTATTTGGCTGAAACAGAGAATAGGAGAGACTATTATTATACGCTTCTTCAATAAACGGTATTTGGAAAACGCCTTCTCCGTCGCCGGAAAAATTCGCAAGCACTTCATGCTGGTAACCTGAATCTGTAAGCTGCGATCTAAATTCTTCCTCCATCTTTTTGTTCCATTTGGGATGGTACTTGTCAGAAGGAAAAAAGAAACTAACAAAAGAAGGATCATGTACGCGTTCATAAAAATAGTCCTTGATACCTTTTGGCGTCGAAGACACGAATAGTTCTACGTCTTTATGTTCATTGATAAGAGCAAGGACGGCATCTGTGTCATCACTTGTAAGAAACGATGCTTCGTCAAGCACTAATACATCGGCTGCCTGCCCTCTTATTGCTGTTGAGCCGGATACAAATCCATAGAAGCTAACTCCGTTATTTAATTCAAGGGCGTAGTGTGGTTGTTGTTTGGTAGGTATTTTCCCGCCATTTTTAATCATACTCAACAATCTTGGATTGCCATCGATAAATATCTCTATCATTTTAAAGATAAGTTTAATCTGAGACTGATTTGGCGTAAATATTACAATGTTAAATGCCGGCTTTTTAGATACTTCAGAATTCCATGTGAAGGCTTTCCAGAGAAGCCTTACGACAAGCGCAGCTGTTTTTCCTATTCGGCGACCTGCTCTTACGACTATACGTTTGGATTTACACCGTATTAACTGCGTCTGATAGGGAACGCCCTTTTTAGAATTGCGCGGTTCCCATCCACCATGTTTTAATAAAAGATTTTGCCTTCCCCATGTAACAGGATCGAGAACGCTCAATACTTCTTCAATCTCTTCCTGATTAAGTCCGCCGAGCATTGCCGGAGGTATAAAGCTCTTATAGTGTTCTTCAATTGGGTCGATGAGAAATGCCGGATCAAACTGCATAGCCTTTGACACAAATTTTCGTTTGTTCTTTACAGCGTCTGATAGCCTGTCTTTTATTTCTATGGCATAGTTTTCTATATTCAGCTCAACATGGGTATCATCAAGAGACTCTTCCGGGTTTTCTTCTTCAAACTCTTCTTCAAAATAATATCCATACGGGTCTGTAAGTATCGAAAGATTTTCCGAGAGTTTTGTCTTTTTAGTTTTAAGTTCATTTTTTTGTGTTTTCATGAGAAACTATTCCGGCAAGAGCAGTTGGTATTTTCAGCCATTTGCCATTGTCTTTAAGTGTTTTAACAATCGCTTTATTGTTTTTGGTTAAATCATAGAAGAATTTATATATAAATTCCATAGTCAGCTTTTTAAGGGTAATCCTGAAAAACAAAGGCTCAAATAGTTCTTCGTGTTTTGTTATCGCATTGTGGCATTTATAACAAAGCGTGATTCCATTTTGGACCCTGTGAGCTAAAGAAGGATATCGTGATTTCTTTTTAATATGATGTGCGTTTAGTGTTCCCTTGTCTCCGCAGAGTTGGCAAGTATAATGGTCTCGCCGAAAAACTTTGTCGCGCCATCTTTTATATCGCGGCGAATTATAAGAGTAACCCACTAAACCCCCTGTTAATTAGAAACACTCCGACAAGTAAGAGTATAAGACTCTCCGGGGTTGCATATACGAAAGACAGAGGCAACCCCAGTAGTATTGTTTTGAGCATAATTATTACATTGGTTTGTTGATCCAGCCGACTTCTTTGGCTTTGATCCCATCGTATGTTGTATTGAATAAGTCTGAGGGAGCTATATTGTTAAAGTCTATTTTTAACAACGACTCGCGCATAACAGGGCAGGGATGGTTCATATTGTCTCTGGCTGTTATTTCAGAACAAACATCATTGTCTGCGAAATATTGATGTTTACCCTTAACGTCTTTTTTAAATATCCACCACAGGAAAGCAGCGCGAATATAGTTCAACCATTCGGCAATACCGTAGATATGGTTTCCTTTGTCGCCAACAAGTTTTTTGAAAGCGTCCATATCTCTTGTAAGAATGCCATCGATAACATACGAGAACAGTTTCATGCCCTCATCTGTCGGATATGTATGCTCGGCGTAATTAAGTTCCATGGTTTTATTTGCTTCAAAAAGCAGTTGCGATCCTGACTCTGTTTTTTCTCCATATACAATAGAGTGGGTTGGGCAGTCTTCTATTGATTTAAGCCCGAAGAATTTTCTTACTTCCGGTCTGATTCTGTACCATGTAAATATTTTAATTCCATAGGAAGCGCTAAATTTTCCCTTGAACCCATTTGTTTTTGCAGTGAATATGCCATAGCCAAGATTTTTAAATATAAATTCTCTTTCCATTTTATCCTTTATTTTTTATTAATATCCCATAGTAAGTCGTACGGCTTCATTGCCTAAGTTCGATCTTACATTGAATTGTGATGTCTGAATTGCATTTAATGATCTGGCGCGCATTGTTTGTCCCATCGAACTATCTTTGAATCCGCCACCAAGTTCAGGGTGTCCCCATTGTCGCCCCTTGGACTTCAGCCACTTCACGGTGTCTATAACTGAATCGCCGGCAAGTCCTCCTATTGCTCCACCTGCGAGAGCTCCTATGGCAGTGCCTATAACTGGCAGAACAGCTGACCCGAGCATAGCGCCCATAGTTTGCCCTGCCGCCATTCCGGCGAAGGACATTCCTGTTTTAGCTATGCCGAGCGGTAATCCTGATGCGTGATCGCTTTCGCTAACTCCGCTAATTGCTCCCATCAGGAAAGCTCCCGGCATCATCATAGGGAGTTTCATAACGTATCTGCCTTGTCCTGGGAGACCGCTGGCAAATGGAACTTTTTTGCTTATCAGTTCGCCAAACCCGGGTATTCCTGCTTCTCTGAGAGGGGAAAACATTGCGTCAGTTGAATTAGCCTTTCTAAACCATGGTACTGCTGTTCCCATTGCCGACAGGGGATTTAACATAGATTTGTAAAGTTTTGATTGACTTGCTTTATCTACAAACTTTGCATATCCGGGTCTGTTTTTCATGGCGCTATTATGTGCCATTCTCGTTGCAGTTCCCATAGCTCCGACTCCCATGACACCCATGCCTGCTACAGCAAGCCCTGCCATAATTCTGCCAGGCATAAAGTAATTTTCTTTGCTTGACCAGTCGTCATTTATTCGAAGATCCTGCTGAGCCTTGTCTATGTAATTATCATATGGTGAGTACATTTACTACCATCCCATTCTTGCTGCATCTCTATCTGCTCTAATTTCAGCAGACGATCTTAGCCCGGCCCATTTCGCTTTGTTTGTTGGTTTTGTGGCTATTGGCATAT